GAGGTGTTCGTTCGGATGATCAAGCGGCCGTTTGGGGACAGCCGGATCCCGTTTGCGTTGCAGGTGCTCGAGGCGGATTATCTGATCGATGACGACGTGCCTCAGGCGGCCGAGGGCAACACGGTCAGGATGGGCATCGAGGTGGATCAGTATCTGCGGCCGCAGGCTTACCACTTCTACGCGAATCACCCTGGCGACACCTACGCCGGCAACGCGCGCACGACAGGCCGCCGGATCCGGGTGCCGGCTGATGAGGTGATCCATCTGTTCCTGCCGGAGCGGCCAGGGCAGACCAGGGGCGTGACGTGGTTCGCATCAGCGCTGATGCGGCTGCACATGCTGCAGGGCTATGAGGAGGCCGAGGTGGTCCGTGCGCGGGCGAGCAGCGCGCTGATGGGATTCATCACCAGCCCCGAGGGCGAGCTGGTTGGTGATGCGATCTACGAAGGCGAGCGGGTGAGCGAGTTTCAGCCGGGTGTGTTCAAGTATCTGCAGCCGGGCGAATCGGTCACGGTGCCCGATCTGAACAGCCCTGACGGGCAGCTGGAGCCGTTCACGCGGTCGATGTTGCGGGCTGTCGCTGCTGGCGTTGGCGTCAGCTTTGAGAGCATCAGCAAGAACTTCTCAGAGAGCAACTACAGCAGCAGCCGGCTGAGCCTGCTGGAGGAACGCGACACTTATCGGGTGCTGCAGCGGTACATGATCGAAAACTTCCATCAGCAGGTGTTCGAACAGTGGCTTGACATGGCGGTCCTAAGCGGTGCGTTGAGTCTGCCGGGCTATGAGAGCAACCCTGACCGGTACCGCGCGAGCCGGTGGGTGCCACGCAGCTGGGAGTGGGTGGATCCGCAGCGTGAGGTAGACGCATACAAGACGGCGGTGCGATGCGGGTTCAAGACGCTGGGCCAGGTGATCGCAGAGCAGGGCGGCGACCTTGATGATGTGCTGGTTGCGCGTCAGGCCGAGCTGGCCATGCTCGACGAGATGGACATTGTGACCGACACCGATCCGAGTGAGGTCACATCTGGCGGGGCTGCGCAGGTCCCGCTGAGCATGGGAGCGGTGCCGCAGTTTGAGGACACTGAGCTACCGCTCGAGGATGAGGAGTACGAAGAGGAATCGTTGCTCGAGGACCCGACCGAGGCGTTTGAGGATTGATGGCAACGATCAACGGGCAGGAGATCAACCTGATGCCGACTGATGGCATGAGGACTGAGGCGCAGCGTTATCGCGACTGGAAGGCCGAGGGCCGGGCAGGCGGCACGGAGGTGGCCGCGGCCAGAGCACGGCAGATCCTGAGCGGTGACGAGCTGAGCGCTGACACCGTGATCACCATGGCCGCATGGTTCGCGCGGCATGAGGTGGACAAGCAAGGCGAAGGCTTCAGTCCTGACGAGGACGGCTATCCGTCACCCGGTCGCGTTGCATGGGCCGCATGGGGCGGCGATGCCGGGCAAAGTTGGGCTAGCGCAAAGGCCGATAGAATCAAGGCATTAGAAGACAGAAGCGCCGTGGATTTTGCGCGCCCCTATCCGAATGAGCACGCAGCACGGCTGACCGATCCCGATCAGTACGATTCGCTGCGGCGCGTCAACGATGAAGGCGGCCCTGGCATTGACTTCATCTACGGCATCAAGGAAGGCGAAAGCGAGATCCAGGCAATTCGGTTCAGCAGCGCGCGATACAGCCCATCAGAGGCGCGCGACTGGCTGGCTGAGCATGATTTCAGCCCCATCATGTTTGAAGATGCCACCGGCGACGGCGAGCGCGCAGAACCGGGTGAGCTGTCCGAAGGCGACTTTGTGCAATGGGACAGCAGCGGCGGCACCGCTCGCGGCCGCATCGAACATGTGATGCGTGAAGGCACGCTGGGCGTACCTGACACCGAGTTCAGCATTGACGCAACACCCGAAGATCCGGCTGCGCTGATCCGCATCTACCGCGAAGGCGATGAAGGATGGGAGCCGACTGAGGTGCTGGTGGGGCACAAGTTCTCCACGCTGACCAAGATCTCGGCGCTGCGCAGCTTGACTGGCAAATATCAGCGGGCAGAGCTGACCACGTTCGACGAAGTGCAGGATCGGATCTATGAGTTTCCGTTCAGCTCTGAGTTCCCCGTTGCGCGTTACTTCGGTAACGAGATCCTGAGCCACGAAGCGGATGCAGCCAATCTCAGCCGCTTGAACGATGGCGCGCCGTTGCTGTTCAACCACAACCCTGACAAGGTGATCGGCGTGGTTGAGCGGGCGTACATCGACGGCAAACGCCGTCGCGGTTATGCCCGTGTGCGGTTCAGCCGCAACGCTTTCGCGCAGGAGATCCTGAGCGATGTGAAGGACGGCGTTCTACGGAATGTGTCCTTCGGCTACTCCATCGACAAAATGGAAGAGCGAGGCAGCGGCGACTTTGTCGCAACTGCTTGGTCTCCTTATGAGATCAGCGTTGTCTCAGTGCCGGCTGACCCCGGTGTTGGGATCGGCCGATCTTTTGAGGCTGACACCCCTGCTGCTTCGGCAGCACCATCCCCTGATCCTGTTCCTTCAATGGAAAACGCCACCACTGATCTGGCCGTGGTGCAGGCCGAGGCCGCTCAGGCCGAACGCGCCCGCATTTCGGACATCACTGCCCTGTGTGACAAGCACGGCATGGCAGATCTGGGCCGGCAGCTGGTTGAGTCTGGTCGTTCGATCGACGAGGCTCGCGCTGCTGTGCTCGACAAGCTCAACATTCACCAGGAGCCCGTGACCATGCAGGCCGCCGACATTGGCCTCAGCGACAAGGAAAGCCGCAGCTTCTCCTTTATCCGCGCCATCAACTTCCTCGCCAACCCTACCGATCGCTCTGCCCGTGAGGCTGCAGCGTTCGAGATCGAAGCATCTGAAGCTGCTGCTGCAAAGCTCGGCCGTCAGTCCCGCGGCATCACCATTCCCCAAGAGGTGCTGCGTCGTGATTTGAACGTCGGCGCTGCTACCGCCGGCGGCAACCTGGTCGCTACCGATCTGGATGCCGGCAGCTTCATCGATCTGCTGCGCAACGCTTCCGCCCTGGATCAAGCTGGCGCCACCGTGCTGACCGGCCTGACCGGCAACGTCGCCATCCCCCGCCAGTCGGGTGCTGCCACTGCCTACTGGGTGGCTGAGAGCGGTTCTCCCACCGAGAGCCAGCAGACCGTGGATCAGGTCAGCCTGACCCCCCGCACCTGCGCTGCTTACACCGACTACAGCCGCCGACTGATGATTCAGTCGAGCATCGACGTTGAGAACATGGTCCGCAACGACCTGGCTCGCGTGATCGCGCTGAAGATCGACTATGCCGGTCTCTATGGCACCGGCGCCAGCAGTGAACCCCTCGGCCTCAAGAACACCACCGGGATCGGCACCGAGGACTTCGCCGCCGACACCCCGACATTCGCTGAAGTGGTCGCGCTTGAGAGCGACGTGGCAACCGCCAACGCACTCATGGGCAGCCCTGTCTACCTGATGAACGCCACCATGCGTGGCGGTCTGAAGACCAAAGCCAAGGATGCAGGCTCTGGCCTGTTCGTCATGGAAGGCAACGAGGTCAACGGCTACCGCGGCGTGCTGTCCAACCAGGTGGCATCTGGCGATCTGTGGTTCGGCAACTTCGCTGACCTGATCATCGGCTACTTCTCGGGCCTTGACCTGATGGTTGACCCCTACACCCACAGCACCTCTGGCACTGTCCGTGTGGTGGCCATGCAGGATGTGGACATTGCCGTCCGCCATCCTGAGTCCTTCAGCCGCGGCAACAACACCCTCTGATCATGTTGATCAAGGTCCTACGGCAAACAGTGCTGGCGGGGCAGGTGGTCAGAATCGGGGATGTTCTTGAGGCATCCCCCTCTGATGCCAAGATCCTGATCGGCATTGGCAAAGCTGTGGAGGCCATCGAAGCGGTGGCCGATATGGTTCAGGAGAATCCTGAGCCGACCCGCAAACCAACAACCCCCAGACGGAGGGCTAAGTCATGACCATTCACAATCTTGGGTCGAAGACCACAATCCTCGGGCTTCTGCGCAATGACGTTCTGGCTGCCACTGGCACCGGTTCCGCCATTGACCTGCAGGGCTACGAAGGCGACATGGCTGTCCTGCTGGACGCCGAAGCCGGCGGCGCTGGCATCACCTACGCCGTCAAGCTGACCGAATCCGACACCTCGGGCGGCACCTACACCGACGTGAGCGGTGGCGCATTCACCACCACCACGGCCAACACTGCATCACTGCAGAAGATCTACGTCAACGTGACCAACCTGAAGCGTTACGTCAAGGTCTCCGCAACCGTTGCAGGTGGCACTGGCGCTGGTGCTGTTGCAGTGATCGGCCTGGCTTCGGCTAAGTACAGCTGATGGCCTTTACGGAGGATCTCGGCATCTTCCTGGCGGACTTCGGCGTCAGCTGCACAGCTGGCGCCGTTACCGCTTTGGGCATCCTTGACATGCCCAGCCAGGTGCTGGCCAATGG